GACGAGCGGCTGGTGAATGAGCTATCCTCGCCGCGCTACTCGTTCATGTCGAACGGGAAGCTGCGCCTCGAGGGCAAGGACGACATGAAGCGCCGTGGCCTTGCGTCGCCCGACGTGGCGGACGCGTTCGTGCTGACCTTTGCGTCTGAGGCGGCGACGGGCGGCGGCGTGTACGCGCCGACATGGCAGAAGGCGGTCAAGCGGCAGATCCGGGGGGTGGTATGAATTGGCGGGATTTCTTTTTGGTGGACCCGTACTCGGGCGCGAAGATAGTCGAGCACGACCTGCAGGGCTGGGGGTCGGATGACCCGATGTTCGAGCAGGTCCTGGCGGCGGTGCGCCCCACGACCATCATCGAGGTGGGCTCGTGGAAGGGCCGCTCGGCGGCGAACATGATGGCGATCTGCAAGCGCCTGGGGCTCGACGCGCGGCTCTTGTGCATCGACACCTGGCTCGGGTCGCACGAGAACTACGCGCGCCACGACGGGGACAATCGCTGGCTGCACGAGGCGCTGCGGCTGCACGCGGGCTACCCACGGCTGCACGAGCTGTTCCTGTCGAACATGGTTCACCTTGAGCTGACCGAGCGCGTGACCCCCCTCCCCCTGCCGGCGACGATCGCGGCGCGGGTGGTGGCCGAAAAAAATATCGTGGCGGATGTGATTTACATTGACGGCTCGCACGACTATGAGGATTGCAAGGCGGACCTAGCAAACTACTGGCCGCTCCTGCGCCAGGGCGGGATTCTGTTCGGCGACGACTACCAAGCGTGGCCCGGCGTGACGCGCGCAGTGGATGAGTTCTGCGATGCGCACGGGCTGCACCGTGTGGCGGTGCGCCGCTCGGGCAAGTTTGCATTTGGCAAGGACCGCGGCGTGGAGGGAATCGAGTGAAGTACTACTGCATCACGCTCTCGGAGACCCCGGAGCGCACCGAGCACGCCCGCGCGCAGGCCGCGAAGGCCGGCATCGAGCTGGATTTCATCTACGGCATCTTCGGCAAGACGATGCAGGTGAAGTCCGAGATCCCGATGCACTCGGACTATTTCGTGACCCGCGGCGCGACGTGCCTGGTCTTGTCGTGGCATATCGCGTGGCAGATTGCGTGGCGCGAGGGGCACGAGGAGTTCGTGATCTTTGAGGATGACTTCATCCTGCCGGATAACTTTGCCGAGCGCTGGGCGCAGATGCGCGCCGAGGTGCCCGAATGGTGCGACCTGGTGTACTTGAACTCGTGCTGCACCACCGACAAGCCGGGCAAGAAGGAATCGGCGAGCCTGTGGGAGATCAAGTACCCGCTGTGTACGGCCGCCATCTGGCACCGCCGACGCGCGATCCCGACGCTGCAGATGTACACCAAGCCCGCGAACACGCCCGTGGACATCCTGCTCGAGTGGCACGCGCTGCCGCACCTGCGGGTGCTGACGGCGGTCCCGCCATTGGTCTCCCAGGCAACGCAGGACCTTGCGGTGCCGATGCCATCGACCATCCACATGTGAGGTACTCGTGAATGCTAAAGCCAAGCGACGTGGCGCGGTTCCAGCGCCGGCTCGACAAGAAGTCCCCCGAGAAGCCGCAGCCCCCGGAGCCCCCGAAGGGTGGCGGGAAGGGTGCGCCGCGGCCTCCTTCGGACAAGAAGGCAGCCTGATACTCAGCGACCGGCTGCCGGCGGGGCGCTTCGTGCGCCTCGAGGTGCCGTGCGCGCCGATGCTGCCGTGTAACCCGTCGGTGGCCGTCGGCCCGGGCGGGGAGCTGCGGTGCCTCATCCGCGCCGTGAACTACGAACTCGGCGAGACGGACGGGATCTGGTTCCGGGACGACCCGGGGCCGGATACGGTCAACTACATCGCCGACCTTGGCGATGACTTGTCGCTGGCGCGGGTTGAGCGCGTGGACGACGCCGCGCAGCGGGCGTCGCGGCTGCCGTGCCGGGACGGCTTAGAGGACGGGCGGCTCTTTTGGTTCCGCGGCCGGTGGCGCTTTACGGCCTCGGGGCTGCACCACGGCCCCCGGGTGCGCACGACGATGGCGCTCTGCGCCCTAGATGGCCGCCTGGTCGACGAGCTTGAGTTTCTGCACAGCCCGCACGCGAGGGAGATGGAGAAGAACTGGATGCCGCGCGCAGACGGCGACCGGCTCTCGTTCGTGTACTCGCACCACCCGGCAGAGTCGTACCAGCTGATGCCGGCGCGGGAGAAAATCTGCTTCGAGTCGTTCCCGGGATTGGCCGGCTGGTCCGGCGGCTCGCAGATCATCCGCCACGGCGACGCCTGGGTCGGGGTGGTACACCAGCGGCGCAAGGAGCGCGGGCGGGTGTACTACGCGCACCGGCTAGTGCGCTACGACGACAAGCTGATGCCGGCGCACGCCGGGCGGGAGTTTTACTTCCGCGGCGCGCAGGTCGAATTCTGCGCCGGGCTCGCCGAGCACGGCGGCGGGTTCGTGCTCTCGTTCGGGGTGAAGGACCGCGAGGCGTGGCTGGTTCGGCTAACGGTCGCTGAGTTTGGCGCCCTTTTGGGCTGACAATGGGGATAGACCAAAATCGGCACGGGTGGCGATTTCATGTATAGAGCAGACGGGTCCCTGATCGAGCAGAGCGAGCAGTCCCTTGGTTTCGTGGAGACCATGGACGACGCCGACCTCGAGGCGCTGGTCGGCGGCGAGCTGACGGATGCCACCTCGTTTATCGACGCGGAACTCTCACCGGTCCGCGCGCGCGCCATCCAATACTACCGCGGCGAGCCCTTCGGCAACGAGGAGGAGGGGCGATCGCAGGTCGTCTCGACCGACGTGCGCGACACCATCAACGGCATCATGCCGTCGCTGATGAAGGTTTTTTTTGGCTCAAAGAAGATTGTCCAGTTTGCGCCGCGCAACCCGGAAGACGTGGCGTCCGCCGAGCAGGCGACCGACTACATCAACCACATCTTCCAGAACGACAACAACGGCTTCCTGATCTGCTACTCGGTCTTCAAGGACGCCCTGCGCGGCGCGCTCGGCATCGCCAAGTACGTCTGGGAGGAGCGGGTCGAGGTCAAGACCGAGTACTTCACCGGGCTCGATGACTCGGCGCTGACGGTGCTGCTCTCGGAGCCGGATGTCGTGGGGAGCGCCATCTCGGCGATGGACGACCCGTCGTACCAGCCGCCGGTGGACCCGATGACGGGCGCGCCGGTGGTGGACCCGATGACGGGCCTGCCGCCGCCGGCGCCGCAGATTTACTCGGTCGAGCTCAAGCGCGAGACCAAGAACGGCCGGGTGCGCATCGAGGCGATCCCGCCCGAGGAGTTCCTGATCGACCGCCGCGCGCGCTCCGTCGAGGACGCGACCCTGGTCGCTCACCGGCGGATGATGCGCGTCTCTGACCTCGTGGCGCTCGGCTACGACAAGGATGAGGTCGAGGCGCAGATGGGCGTCTACGAGCTCGACACGAACGACGAGTACCTGGCGCGCAACCCCTACGCCCAGTCCTATGGCCCGGGCGGCACGCAAGACGACAAGCGCGTGCTCTACTGCGAGGCCTACATCCGGGTCGACTACGACAAGGACGGCATCTCGGAGCTGCGCAAGATTTGCACCATCGGCCCGAGCTACAAGATGGTGATGAACGAGCCGTGCTCGCACTCGCCGTTCGCGCTCTTCTGCCCGGACCCGGAGCCGCACGCGCTCATCGGGCTCTCCATGTTCGACATGACCGCCGACCTGCAGAAGATCAAGTCGGCGATCATGCGCAACATGCTCGACTCGCTGTCGCTCGCCATCCACCCGCGGGTGGGCGTGGTCGAGGGGCAGGTCAACATGGACGACGTGCTGAACACCGAGGTGGGCGGCGTCATCCGTATGCGTCAAGCCGGCGCGGTCCAGCCGTTCGCCGTGCCGTTCGTCGGCCAGGCCGCGTTCCCGATGCTTGGGTATCTCGATGAGGTACGCGAGACGCGGACCGGCATGAGCAAGGCCTCGATGGGCCTCGACGCCGACGCACTACAGAGCACCACCCGCGCGGCGGTAGCCGCGACGGTAAGCGCAGCGCAGCAGCACCTTGAGCTGATCGCCCGGATTTTCTCCGAAACCGGGATGCGCGCCCTGTTCAGGGGTATTCTCAAGCTCGTCGTAGAAAATCAGGACCGAGCGCGGGTGGTGCGCCTTCGCAATCAATGGGTGCCGATTGACCCGCGGTCTTGGAACGCCGACATGGACGTCGAGGTGGACGTCGCCTTGGGCGGCGGCACCGAGGAGCAGCAGGTCTCTGTGCTGACCGCCATCGCCCAGAAGCAGGAGCAGATCCTGCAGACGATGGGGCCGCAGAACCCGCTCGTGACGCCGCAGCAGTACCGGAACACGCTCGCGCGTCTGGTGCAGGCATCTGGATACAAGAACGCCGACGAGTTCTTCTCAAACCCGTCGCTGATGCCGCCGCAGCCGCCCCCGCCGCCCCCGCCGCCTGACCCGGCGATGATCTTGGCCGAGGTGGAGCGCCAGAAGATCATGGCGGACATCCAGAACAAGCAGGCGGAGCTAGAGCTCAAGCGCCAGCAGATGCTGCTCGAGGATGACCGCGCGCGCGATAAGCAAGAGGCGGAGATGATGCTGCGCGCCTACGAAATCCAGCTGAAGAGCGGCACGGCCGTGGACGTCGAGAGCATCAAGGCGATGATGGCCGAGCCGCGCGTGGCGAGCCCGAGCGTGCAGCGCCCGGTGCTGCCGGAGATTGTCCCGTTTGAGCCGCCGCCGGTTGCGCCGATGGCGCCGCCGGTCGGGTGATGGGCGATGCAGGAGCTGATTGTCCCGGCGCCGCCTAACCCTAACCTGGCGCCGCAGGCATACTTCCCGCAGTACCACAACCAGCTCAACAACCAGTTGAGGCTCTACCTCAACACCCTGGCGAGCAACCAGCGCGAGATCGTCGAATTCATCAACGGCCTGACGAACTTGAACCTACTCAGCAAAAACAACTTCGACGCATTCGGGCGCCTTCGCGTCTCGCAGCCGTTCACGCTGTTTGACAGCCAGAACCGCTACGCGGCGGACCCGTCGTTTGATACATCGCTGACGGGCTCGGGGGCCTCGACGTTCCTCGCCAACGAGTCGGCGGTGAGCCTGGCCGTGACCACGGCGTCGGGCGACAAGGTGATTCGGCAGACGAAGCGGTACTTCCCGTACCAGCCTGGGAAGAGCCTCGCATTACTCATGACCTTTGTGATGGCCGCCGGAAAGGCGAACCTGCGCCAGCGCGTCGGGTACTTCGACTCAAACAACGGGCTCTTTTTGCAGCGCAACGGGACTGAGCTCTCGTTCATCATCCGCACCTACACCGGCGGATCTGCCGACGACACCCGAAAGGTGGTCCAGTCTGCATGGAACGGCGACAAGCTCGACGGCAGCGGCGCGAGCGGCATCACGCTCGACACCACCAAGGCGCAGATACTTTTTGCGGACTTTGAGTGGCTCGGCGTGGGGTCGGTGCGCGTCGGGTTCGTTATCGACGGCCAGTACATCACGGCGCACACGTTCGACAACGCCAACGAGGTGACGTCGGTCTATATGCAGACCGCGACGCTGCCGCTGCGAATTGAGATTGAGAACACGGCCGCGACCGCGAGCAGCTCGAGCATGAAGCAGATCTGCTCGACGGTTATCTCGGAGGGCGGCTATGAGCAGACCTCCATCGAGCGCGTGGCCCGAAGGTCCACGACGCTCACCGGAATCGGGACATCGTTCGTGCCGCTGGTGTCTATCCGGCTCGCGTCGGATTCTCTCGGGGCGGTCATTTTGCCAAAGCAGGTGCGCGTGCTTCCGATCGCCAACGGCGACTACGAGATAGCGCTGGTCAGGAACGCGACGCTCACCGGCGCGTCCTACGATACGACGACCTTTGCCAGCGTGGACTTTGATGTGACCGCGACCGCCATGTCTGGCGGGGACATCGTGCTTAATGAATACGCCACGGCGACCAACCAAGCCGCCGCGCAGGCGCAGAACGATTTGCTTTATAACTTCGATATGCAACTCGGCGCGACCATCGCCGGGACGAGTGATGTCTACACGGTCGCCGTCAGAATCTTGAGCGGCACCGGGTCTGCCATCGGTTCCTTGGCCTTTTATGACTTGTCGGAATAGGTGACGCATGAGTAACGCATTCATGGGGCAGAGACAGCAGGCCTCGCCGATGGGCTTCGGCGGCTACAGCGGCGGCTACGACCCGTTTGGCGGTGGTGGCTATGGCGGCGGCATGGGCGGATACAACCCGTTCGGCGGCGGCGGCTATGGCACGCAATTTGGCGGCTATGACATGGGCGGCGGAGGCGGCTTTGGCGGCTTCGGCGGCGGGATGCGCGCGCCGGCCTACGAGCCGACCATCAACGACGCATTCTCCCGCTACTTCTCGCAGCAGTACTATGGCGGTCCTGCCTTCGACCCGTTCGCGGCGACGTCGTTCTTCGGCGGCGGCTACGGCGGCGGATTCGGCTTCGGCGGCGGTGGTCGCCGTGGCGGCGGGATGGGCGGCCGGATGCGCCGACGGCGGCAGATGTTCGAGGACCTCTTCCAGCCGGAGCAGCCGCCGCCGTATAACCCACCCACCATCCCTAACCGTGAGCCTTCTGGCGGCCTGCAATTTCTGCCGCAGCCCATGCCGATTGGAGGCGGCGCGTACCAGCCCGGTGGCGGCGGGCAGCGCATCGAGATGGGGCCGGTCACGCCGCAGCCTGATTTGATGATGCGCCCAGCTGTGATGCCGCAGCCGTACATGGGGGGCTTTTCGTTCCCTTTTGATCAAGCCCTGCCGGCCAAGAGCGAGGCGCCGTCGGCGCCTGCCGTGCAGGGTTTTGATTCCATCATGCCGGTGCAGATGCAGGACACGCCGGTGCAGTCGGCTCCGGCGTATGCGCCAGCGCCGTACACCCCGCCCGCTCCGACCTACACGGAGCCAATGCAGTACACCCCGCCCGCTCCGACCTACACGGAGCCAATGCAGTACACCCCACCCGCTCCGTCCTATGCGGAGCCAATCCAGTACATTCCGCCTGCTCCGTCCTATGCGGAGCCAATCCAGTACATTCCGCCTGCTCCGTCCTATATGGAGCCGGAGCAGTACATCCCGCTCAACATAGCGCCGAGGTTTTCCCCGTTCGCCCGCAGCAGCCGGGAGATGCTTGAGTTAGACTTCTGACGATTTTTTAACACGAGAGGTTCATGCCATGAAGCCCGGACTCTATGCCAACATAAACGCCAAGCGCGCGCGGATCGCCGCCGGCAGCGGCGAGAAGATGCGCAAGCCTGGCGCCAAGGGCGCTCCGACCGCCGCGGCCTTCAAGGCCTCGAAGAAGACGGCGAAGAAGCGCGGGTGAAGACGCCGGCGTGGCAACGCGCCGCCGGGAAGAACCCGCGCGGCGGATTGAACGTCAAGGGGCGCGCGTCGTACAAGGCGCAGACCGGCGGCACGCTGAAGGCGCCCGTCAAGGGAGCGCCGGACTCGCCGCAGGAGATGCGCCGCAAGGGTTCGTTCCTGACGCGCATGGGCTCGATGCCCGGGCTTCTGGTGGACGAGCAGGGCGACAAGACGCGCCTCAAGCTGAGCCTCGAGGCGTGGGGGCACCGTGGAGACAAGGCCAGCGCCGTCGCCAAGGGGCGGCGGTTGTTGGAGAGATACCGAGGGACGAAGGGTGGCTGAACGCAAGGCATGGTGGGAGATCCTGCGCGACCAGTTTGCGTCGCGCGGGCTGCTTGACCCAGAGTCGGAGCGGCTGCAAGAGGCCGCGCAGGCGGCCCCTGCCGTGCAGCGCCAAGCGCGCGGGCTGCTGTCTCTCGACCCGCAGGCCGAGAGCGACACGGCGCTCGAGATTGGCCTCGGCTCGCTCCCCGGCGTCGGCCAGGCGATGGCGCTGCGCGATCTGGAGCGCGCGCGTAGAGCAAAGGACCCTGGCGCCGCTGTGATGGCGGCGAGCAACTTCATCCCGTTCGGCACTCTGCTCAACAGGTTCCGCCGTGGGCCTATGTCAGAGTTGGATGTCTACCACGGCACCCCGCATCGCTTTGAGCCGACCGAAGCCAACCCGTTAGGCGAGTTTGACGCTAGCAAGATAGGTACGGGTGAGGGTGCACAGGCTTACGGGCATGGGATTTACTTTGCGGAAAACCCAAGTGTAGCCAGTTCATATCGCTCGCCAAAACATTTTCCGTATGAGGAATTAATTAAAAAAGAAAATAAAGAGTATAGGGACGCGCAAGCAAATTTAATTAAACTTGACCGTGCAATTAGAAAAATTTATCCTGATAAAATTCCTCAAAATACCGTTAGCGCAGTTGAATTTGTCAGAATAAATAAAAAAAATTTCCCAAGTGAAATAATTGAAAAAATAAATCAAGCAGAATTTGCAGAACAATCGGCATATCAAACTTTAAGTCGTGGCCCTTTTTACAAAGCCGACCTCCCCGACGAGATGATAGACCGTATGCTCGATTGGGATAAACCGTTGAGTGAGCAGCCGGAAGCGGTGCGGAAAGCGTTACGAGACGTATATAACGCAGATTGGTTAGGCGATGAAAGCAAGCAGACTGGTCAAGATTTGTACAAGCGAATGGGTAAAATGCACGGCGATGATATTGCAGCCGTATCCCGTGATTTGCGAGACATAGGCATCCCCGGCATACGTTACCTAGACGCAGGCAGCAGAGGCCAAGGCGGCGGCGGCACCCGTAACTTCGTCGTGTTTCCCGGCGAGGAAAAGAAGGTCAAAATTTTGGAGAGAAAGTAATGCCTAGCAAGTCCGCCAAGCAAGCCCGCCTCATGGCAGCCGCCGCGCACTCCAAGGAGTTTGCCAAGAAGGTGGGCGTGCCGATGAAGGTCGCCAAGGAGTTCAACAAGGCCGACAAGGGCGGCAAGCTCCTGCGCGCCAAGCGCCCCAAGACCGGGCTGCTGGCTTGAGCGAGCGCAACCCGTACATCGACGCCGGCAAGGGGGTGCAGGCCAAGGAGCTGCTCGAGAACCCCATCATGGCCGAGGCCTTCGCCGAGCTTGAGCGCCGGTACATGGAAGCCTGGCGGCAGAGCAAGCCCGCCGACCAAGAGGAGCGCGAGCGTCTGTGGCTCGCGGTCGGCATCCTGGCCGAGATCCAGCGCCACCTGCGGGTGGTGATCGACAACGGCGCCATCGCCAACCGAGACATCGACAAAATCTCTGGTAGACGGTGACAATGGACTCATGAGCACTACCGGCACGGGTACACCCCCGGGAAACGTACAGTCCACGCAAGATGTCTTCGAGCAGATGCTCGCCGCCGATGAAGGCGAAAACGAGCAGCCCGAAACGGAAGGCGTGGTGGAAGATGAGCCCGAGTTAGCGGCAAGCGAGTCCGCCGACGAGGGCGAGCAGACCGAAGGCGAGGAGGATGCCGAAGAGGCGCCCCAGCCGGGCCAGACATTCCGCGTCAAAATTGACGGGGAAGAAGTCGACGTCCCGCTGGATGAGCTGCTGAAGGGTTACTCCCGCACCGCGGATTACACGCGCAAGACGCAGGCGATCGCCGAGGCCCGGAAACAGGCACAGCAAGAGTCGGCCCTGGCGCGGGAAGAGCGGCAACGGTATGCGCAGACCTTGGCAGCCCTGGAGGGCACGCTCAAGTCGCTGCAACCGCCCGAGGTTGACTGGGAGAGGCTCTACGCCGAGAACCCGGTCGAGTGGGTGAGACAGCGCGAGCTGGTCCGGTCCAGGCAAGAGCAGGCGGCGTGGGTGCAGACCCAGAAGCAGGCTCTGGTGGAGCAGCAGCAGGCTGAAGAGAGAGCGGAGGCCGAGAAGACCCTCGAGTCCGAACGCAGCAAGCTCTTGGAGGCCATGCCAGAGTGGCGCGACGCTGACAAGGCGCGCGCCGAGAAGGCGAAGATCGTCGAATATGCCACCGAAAGACTCGGCTTTACGGTCGAGGAGATTTCGGACATCTACGACGCCCGGGCCGTCCTGGCGCTGCGCAAGGCGATGATGTTTGACCAGCTGATGAGCAAACGCGATCAGATGCGTCCGCAGATCATCCAGAAGGCCAAGCCCATGAGGGCCGGGGCCGCCTCCACGCCGCAGTCGTCCAAGGTCGTCGCATCGAAGGCCGCTTTTTCAAGACTCGCAAATAGTGGCAGCAAGCGCGACGCTGCTGCCGTGTTTGAACAATTCTTGGAGTAACTTCTAATGTCCCAGACCGCTAATACGTTTGATACCTTCGGCGCCAAAGGTATCCGAGAGTCGCTCTCGAATGTGATCTACAACATCTCGCCGGAAGAGACGCCGTTCATGTCGAACATCGGCCGCGAGAACGTCAAGAACACGTTCTTCGAGTGGCAGACGGACGCCCTCGCTGCGGCCTCCACGACCAACGCGCAGATCGAAGGCGACGACGTGTCGTCCTACGATTCGACCACGGCGACGGTTCGTGTCGGCAACTACACGCAGGTCAGCCGCAAGACGCTCATCCTCTCGGGCACGCTCGAGTCGGTGGACAAGGCTGGCCGTCGCTCGGAGCTGGCCTACCAGCTTGCCAAGCGCTCGGCTGAGCTCAAGCGCGACATGGAGAGCATCATGCTCACCAACCAGGCCGCCTCGGGTGGCTCGGCTGGCGTGAGCACGGCGCTCCGTAAGACGGGCTCGCTGTTGGCCTTCTTGAAGACCAACACGGACAAGGGCACGACCGGCGCCGATCCGTCGTACACCACGCAGCCGAACGCGACCCGCACGGACGCGACCGATGCCAACCTGCGCACCTTCACGGAGTCCATCCTCAAGTCGGTCATCCAGAAGGTCTGGGCGTCCGGCGGCACCCCCAAGGTGCTGATGGTGGGCCCGGTCAACAAGCAGCGCGTGTCGGGCTTTTCCGGTATCGCGGAAATCCGCAAGGAAGTGGTCGGCAACCGTGCCGCTACCATCATCGGCGCGGCTGATGTCTACGTTTCCGATTTCGGCAACGTAAACGTCGTCCCGAACCGGTTCCAGCGTGAGCGTGACGCCTTCGTGCTCGACCCCGAGTACGCGGCCGTTTCGTTCCTGCGCCCGTTCAGCACGGTGCAGCTCGCCAAGACCGGCGACGCTGAGAAGCGCATGATCCTCGTCGAGTGGGGCTTGAAGGTTAACACCGAGGCCGCGCACGGCCTCGCGGCTGACCTCACCACGACCTAATCGGGTGATGTAAACTCGGGGGCGCCGGTAATTGTGCCGGCGCCCTTTGAGTTGAGGTAAATATGCAATCTTCGGGCAAGAAGCTTTTCGACTTTGACCCGACGACAGGCACCACGAAGTGGTGGCACTACAACGCCGACTCTGACGAGGCGACCATCGAGACGGTCTTCGAGGTCGGCGACTTGGTGGAGCAGAACAAGGCCCAGTATGCCGCGACCGATGAGAGGACGCGCTGGGGCGAGTGGAGCAAGGTGGCGTCGATTCCGATGCCGTTGTTCTACCGGCTGAAGAAGGACGGGATCATCGACGACCCTAGCGCGATGAAGCGCTGGCTCAACGACCCCGACAACAGATTTTTCAGAACACGGCCGGGGCGCGTATGAGCCGCTCGGTCGCGATTCTGGTCCCGGCAAGGGACACGGTGATGACCTCGTTCGCCTATGACCTAGCGCGCGCGATGTCGTTCCACACCGCGACAACAGACGACCGTGTGCTGCTTTACACCTCGCACGGGACTCTGATCGCCTCTCAACGGATGGAGCTTGCGCGGCAGGCTCTGGAGGAGAAGGCGGACTATCTCCTCTGGCTTGACTCAGACATGCGGTTCCCGAGGGAGACCATCGGGCACCTCATCCTGCGCGACAAGCCCATCGTGGCCGCGAATTATGCGACGCGCCGTATGCCGGTCAAGCCGGTGGCGATGATGGACAACAACGGCGAGATCGGGCGGGTGTATACCGCGCCGGACTCTGAGGGGCTCCAGCCGGTGGATTACATCGGCATGGGGGTGATGATGGTGAAGCGCGAGGTGTTCGAGAAGGTGGAGGCGCCGTGGTTTGCGATCCCCTACTCCACCATCGGAAATCACTACATCGGCGAGGACGTGTTTTTCTGCCGCAAGGCGCGCGAGGCGGGATACGAGGTACTCGTGGACCATGACCTCTCGCACCAGGTTAAGCACATCGGGACCTTCGAGTATTCACACGAAGGCGCGTGGGCGATGAAGGAACAGGTGGATGGCTCTAACATCATACAGCGCGCTTAGGGCGAGCATCGCCGACTGGCTGAACCGGGACGACCTCACGTCGGTCATCCCGGACTTCATCTCGCTGGCCGAGGCGCAGCTCGAGCGCCGGCTGCCGACGCAGAAGATGGTCAAGCGTGCAAACGCCACCATCGACACGCCGTTCTCGGCGCTGCCGTCTGACTTCCTTTCGGCCAAGTCTCTGGTGCTGACCTCGACGGCGCCCGTGCAGCAGCTCGTGTTCTTGACCGAGGACGAGCTGGACTCGAAGAAGACCCTGTACCGCACGACCGGCAAGCCGCTGTATTTCGCGCTGGTCGGGAACCAGATCGAGGTGCTGCCGCCGCCCGACACCGGGTACACGGCGGAGCTCACCTATGTGGCGACGCTCGCCAAGCTCTCCGACTCCAACGCATCGAATTGGATATTGGAGCGGCACCCTGATGTGTACCTATACGGGTCGCTGCTGCAGGCGGCCCCGTACTTACGCGACGACGAGCGCGTGGGCCTTTGGACCCCGCTCTACGGGCAGGCCATCGAGGACATGATCCTGCAGAACGAGCGCGCGGCATTTAGCCAGGGGCGCATGACCATGACAGTCAAACCGACGAGGGTTATCCCGTGAGTGCATTTTCCAACTATCTCGAGAACAAGATCCTGCTGCATGTGCTGTCGAACACGGCGTACACGTCGCCGACGACGGTCTACCTGGGCTTGCACACCGCAGACCCTACCGACGCCGGCACCGGCACCGAGGTGAGCGGCAACGCTTACGCGCGCCAGTCGTTCGCCTCGACCATCTCGGGCAACGCGGCGTCGAACACGAGCGCGATTGAGTTCCCGACGGCCACCGGGTCGTGGGGCACAATCGGCTGGGTCTCGGTCTGGGACAGCCTGACGACCGGCAATATGCTGTTCCACGGCGCCCTGACCGCGAGCAAGACGATCGCCTCTGGCGACGTGTTCCGCGTCCCGGCGGGCGACCTCGACATCACGCTGGACTAATTGATGTCAGGCTACGGCTCCGGGTTATATGGCCGTGGCAACTATGGCATCGACCCTAAAGAGGGCGCTGCCAGTCTGAGTGCGTCGGCGGCGCTGTCGTGCGTCGGCGTGAGGGTGAGGCTCGGGGCGGCCGCCATAAGCGGCGCCGCCACGATGATAACGGTCGGGGTGCGGGTGCAGCCCGGCGCGAGCGCGATGTCGGCGTCTGCGACGCAGGCGGCGGCGGCGGTCATCGTCAAGGATGCCTCGGCGGCCTTGGCGGCCTCTGGGGCGCTCTCGTGCTCGTCGAGCATAGTGCGCGACGGCGCGGCGGCGATCGCCGGGTCGGCCTCTTTGGCGGCCTCGGCGGTGCGGGTAAGGCTCGGCGCCGCCGCGGTATCCGGCGCGGCCACGCTCGCGGCGGATGCGCTCAGGGTGCGGCTCGCGGCGTCTGCGATGTCTGCGGCGGCGAGCCAGTCGGCCGCTGGCGTGCGGGTTCGTCTTGGGGCGGCGTCGCTCGAGGGCTCTGCGGGCCAGGACGCGACGGCGAACGTCGTGTACATCGACAGCGCGGCCCTCTCTGGGTCGGCTGCTCTGGTGGCGGCGGGCGGCGTCATACAGTCGGCGGCGGCGGCGCTCTCGGGGTCGGCGGCTCTGTCGGCCGCCGGGCGGCTGAAGTGGGAGAACGAGCCCGACACGGCCGAGAGCTGGGCGCCGGTGGCGGACACGGCAGAGAGCTGGAGCGCGGCGAGCGATACGGTCGTCGCCTGGAGCGCGGTGGCGGACACCGCAGAGACATGGGCGCCGGTGGCAGACACGGCGGAGACTTGGACAGAGAAGACACACCCGGCCTATCTACAGGCCGCTTGAGGTAACGAAAAATGGCTGACACAACCACCACCAACCTTGGCCTGACGAAGCCGGAAGTCGGCGCATCGGCGGACACCTGGGGCGGCAAGATCAACACCAACCTGGACCTGGTGGACGGACTGTTCGCCGCCGCCGGCAGCGGCACCTCGGTGGGCCTCAACGTCGGCACCGGCAAGACGCTCACCGTAGGCGGCACGCTTACGATGTCGGCGCTCACGGCGTCGACGGCGCTGGCGCTGAACGCGAGCAAGCAGGCGGTGTCGGTCACGAACACCGGCACCGGGAACAATGTGCTCTCGGCGTCTCCGACGCTGACGGGCACGATCGACGCCGCGGCGCAGACCCTCTCCGGCAACCTCACGCTCAACGGCGGCACCGCCAACGGCGTGTTGTACTTGAACGGCAGCAAGGTGGCGACGAGCGGGAGTGCGCTGACGTTTGATGGGACAAATTTCACGGTTGGCGTTTCTGCAACAACTGGTGACTACAAAACATTTATTCAAAAAGCGGGCAGCGAACTTCTTGGCTTGAACGCAAGTTCGGGAACATTGGCCCGTATTGCTTTTGGTAATACAACGGCCACTTTTGGTAGCACTCAAATTATTGCAAATGCTGCCGACCTTGCGTTTATCACCAACTCTGCCGAACAGATGCGCCTCACCTCCACGGGCCTCGGCATCGGGACGAGTTCGCCAACAGTTCCGCTTGATGTTCAGTCAAATTCTAGCGGCAACGGAATTATTATTCGCGGTCGCGTTACTGCTAATACTGGTACTTTGCGCTTTTATGCAAACAATGGCACAACGCAGCAAGCAAAGTTTGAGGCTAATGACTCGACTGTTGAGGTCGGCTCGATTACAAATGTCCCGCTATTGCTGCTTTCAAACGGCACCGAACGCGCCCGCATCACGAGCGATGGGATATTTTTGGTTGGTAAAACGGCCGCTGGTGTAGGAACTGCTGGTGTTCAACTTGCTCCGGCGGGAAGCGTCGGAGCCACAAGAGCCGGCGATGTACCAATGTTTGTTAACCGTCAAACAAATGACGGTGATTTAATTAATTTTTATCAAGCAGACGCTTTAGAAGGCTCCATCTCCGTCAGCGGTAGCACCGTCTCCTACAACGCCTTCGCGGGGTCGCACTGGTCGCAACTGCAAGACGGCAGCAAGCCCGACATTCTGCGCGGCACGGTGATGGAGTCTATTAACGAACTGTGCGTGTGGCCCGGTGAGCAGAACGAGCGACTGCCAAAGTCCAAGGTTAGCGACACCGCTGGCAGCAAAAAGGTCTACGGCGTGTTCATGGCGTGGGACAACGACTGGGCGACGACCAACGATATGTATGTCACGGCGGTCGGTGCGTTTATCTGCCGCGTCAATGCAAGCGTCACGGTGCAGGAAGGCGACTTGCTGGAATCCAACGGCGACGGCACGGCGCGTGTCCAAGCGGACGACATCATTCGCAGCAGCACCATCGGCAAAGTTACTAGCACGGTCAAGACGCATCAATACGACGACGGTTCGTACTGTGTCCCGACTGTGTTGTATTGCGGTTAATCAGGAGCAAATAAATGACCACTATTACTTGGAACATCTCGCAACTGGACTGCCTCCCGCAGTCTGCTGAAGGCGCTGACTATGTAGTCACGGCCCATTGGCAATGCACGGGCGTGGATGGCGCTTACACGGGGCAGGTCTACTCGACCACCTCTTTCTCTGTAACCGAAGGCACCGTATTCACCCCCTACGCCTCGCTCACGCTCGACCAAGTGCTCGGCTGGGTCTGGGCTAACGGCGTGGATAAGGACGCTACAGAGGCTGCGGTGGAGGGCCAGATTGAGGCCCAGAAGAACCCGCCGGTCGTCTCGCCGCCGCTGCCGTGGGTGTCGCCGTGATTAACCTCACGCTGACCACGGAAGAGGTCAACGCCATCCTGCAAGTGCTGGGTCAACTGCCCACCTCTTCGGGTGCGTGGCCCCTTGTAGTCAAAATCAAGGAGCAGGCAGAGCCGCAGGTGCCGAAGGACGGGGAGCCGTGACAGTCCCGGTCGAGCGCGTGGGCGACGTCGCCGCCGCCGGCAGCGTGACCGCCGCCAGCGTGTCGTGGATGACCCAAGCCAACGAGGTCATCTCGCTGGTCGCCGGGCTCATCGCGATCGCGGCCGGCTGCTTCGCCATCGCCGTACACTTCAAGAATTTGAGGAAGCCCTGATGGAGCCACGCTGGCTTATCGCCGCGCGCGCCTTCCTCGGCCTGCGGGAGATCCCCGGCAAGGCGACCGCGCCCGTCATCGGAAGATGGCTGCGCGAGCTCAAGGCGTGGTGGTCAGACGACGAGACGCCGTGGTGCGGCACCTTTGTCGCGGCGGCGCTCGAGGGCGAGGGCATCAAGCGCCCAAAGCATTGGTACCGCGCCAGGGCGTGGCTCGACTGGGGCGACCATCTCCGTGAGCCCGCCGTGGGCGCTGTCGTAATCCTTGATCGCAAGGGCGGCGGCCACGTCGGGTTCGTGGTCGGAAACGACGAAGCCGGGCGCCTGATGGTGCTCGGCGGGAACCAGGGCAACGCCGTGACGGTGGCTCCCTTTGATCGCGCCCGGGTGCTCGGCTACCGCTGGCCCCCGGGCTTCACCGTGCTGGGCTGCCACATGCCGCTCATCGCATCCAACGGGGCGAAGGCCTCGGCCAACGAAGCATAGGAGACGAACATGAACGCAGAACAAATCGCCGGGATCGTCCGCGCCATCGTGGCCGCCATCGGCGGCTACCTTGTCGGCAAGGGCCTCGCCGACGCCGAGACCGTCGCCGCCGTGGGCGGCGCGCTCGCCACCCTCGCCGTGGCGGCGTGGTCGGTGCTGTCGAAGAAGAAGCCCGAGGCGGCGTGAGGATCTGGCTGGGGGCGGCTCTGGCGCTTGCGCTGGCCGCCCTCGGCTGGGCCGGGCACCGGTCGGCCTACCAAAGCGGCCACGAGGCTGGCTCGGCGGCCGTGAGGGCAGAGTGGTGCCTTGAGCGGGCGAAGGCCGCAGAGGCCGCCAGAGAGGCCGAGGCGCTGATTTACGCCCGGCACCAGGAGGTAGAGCGTGGACTGTCGGAGAGGTTGGACGCCGCTGATCGTCGTGGCCGCGAGCTTGCTCGCCGGCTGCGCGACGCCCGCGCCGCCCCCGGCGTGCCCGCCGCCTGTCCCGGTGCCGCCGCGGCTGATGTCGCCCCCGGAGAGTCCGGCGACGCGCGAGCGATTGACGAGGCTTTTATCGCTCACCTCGGGGCGTGCGAGCGAGACGCCGAGCGGCTCGCCGAGCTCCAGAGACTGACAGAGGATTGATGTGGCACTTATTCCGCTGAGCATCCAGCCGGGCGTGTACCGCAACGGCACCGAGTACCAGAGCCGCGGGCGCTGGCGTGACGCCTCGCTCGTGCGCTGGTACGAGAACACCATGCGCCCCGTGGGCGGCTGGCGCAAGCGCGCCTCCGGGCAGGTCACGGGCAAGTGCCGCGGCCTCTTGGCGTGGCGCTCGAACGCCAACGCGCGATGGATCGGCATCGGGACGCACTCGAAGCTGTACGCCATGAACGAGGCCGGGACCCTGACCGACATCACCCCGGCGGGCTTCACGGCCGGCAACGCCGACGCGGTGCTGAATCTTGGGTATGGCGGCGGCCCCTACGGGCTGTTCTCCTACGGCACGGCGCGCCCGGACACGGGCACGGTGACGCCGGCCACGACCTGGACGCTCGACAACTGGGGCGAGTTTTTGCTGGCGTGCAGCAACGCAGACGGCAAGATCTACGAGTGGGATTTGAACACCGCGAACGACGGCGTGGCGCTCGCCAACGCGCCGGTCAGCAACAAGGCCGTGCTCGTGACGGCCGAGCGGTTCGTGTTCGCCCTCGGAGCCGGCGGCAACGCGCGCAAGGTGGCCTGGTCCGACCAAGAAGACAACACCATGTGGACCCCGGCCGTCACGAACCAGGCCGGGGACTTTGAGCTCGAGACGGTGGGCTCCATCGTCACCGCCAAGCGCCTACGCGGCGTGAACCTGATATTCACGGATGTCGATATTCACACGGCCCAGTATCAGGGGCCGCCGTATGTGTACGGCTTCGAGCGCATCGCCACCGGCTGCGGCCTCATCGGCGCCCAGGCCGTGGCGGCGGTGGAGTCGGTCGCCTACTGGTGGAGCCCGAGCGGCTTCTTCATGTACGACGGCTTCGTGCGCCCGCTCAAGTGCGACGTGCTCGACTATGTGGTGAACAACCTCTCGCAGACCCAGCGCTCGAAGGTGTACGCCGTCGCCAACAATCAATTCGGCGAGGTCTGGTGGCTCTACCCGAGCACCTCAAACAGCGAGTGCGACTCGTATGTGTCGTACAATTACCGCGAGGGGCATTGGTCCATCGGCACCCTGGCGCGCACCGCCGGCACCGACCGCGGCGTCTTCAGCTACCCGCTGATGGTCTCGCCGGACGGCTATGTCTACGAGCACGAGGTCGGCGTCACCTACGACGGCACGGCGCCGTATGCGCGCTCTGGCGCCATTGAGCTGGGCGGCGGCGAGAGGCTGATGGTGGCCCGGCAGGTTATCGCCGACGAGAACGCGATGGGGGCGGTGTCGCTGCAGTTCATCACAAAGTTCGCGCCGAACGGCTCGGAGACGACCAAGAGCTACACCATCGACTCCATCTACACCCCGGTGCGATTCACCGGGCGGCAGGTCGAGATGCAGATCACGGGCGCCTCTCCGGCCACGGACTGGCGCGTCGGGACGATGCGGCTTGATGCCGTGGCGGGGGGAGAGCGATGAAAGAGGTCGAGGGCATCGAGCACATCGCGCCATTCCGCGAGCCCATCGAGCGCGCGCTCGCCGAGGGCTACGGCCAGATGGGCTACCACGACGTGCTCGAGGGAATCGCGCGCGGCGAGTACCAGTTTTGGGCGTCGAAGGATTCGTGCGTGGTGACGACCGTTGACATCTTTCCGCGCATCAAGCAGCTCACCGTCATCATCGGCGCGGGCGACCTGCGCGAGATTGATGATGTGATACGCCCGGTCATCGAGGCCTGGGCGCGCAGCATCGGCTGCGACACGATGCTGATCATGGGACGCCCCGGCTGGCAGCGGGCGCTTGAGGGCTACAAACGAACCGCGGTGGTTCTAGAGAAGAAACTATGAGCAAGATTTTTTCGTCCAAGAAAAAGGAAGTCAGCAAGTCCGAGATCGACCCGAGGATCTACGACCGCGTGCTGCGGAACCTGCAGTTCGCCGAGGAGGTCTCGGCGATCCCGTACGAGCCGTACCGCGGGATGATGGTCGCGCCGTTCACGCGCGACTATCTGGAGGGCGAGGCCGCGACGCGCCGCATCGCGCGAGAGGGCGGCTTCGTCCCCGAG